TTATCTAAAACAATATCAACAGTACGACCAGTTACATCATGTGTAATTGCTTCGTTAACGATATCATCAATGGCCATTTCCAATTCTGGATGATTGGCCATTTCACGGTATCTTGTAATTAATTCCAGTTCATTGCGAACTGCACCTTCCAAATCAACATACGTTCCATAGTAAGCATTTTGGGTGATGGTAACTGCACCATCATCCATTGCTGCCGTTGGAAGCGTGAAGGAAGGTTGTTCAGGAAGTTGTTCCTGAACAATGTCTTTATTTCCGAGCGTGAACCCGAATAGCTTAAGGGCCATTAATTATCCATTCTATAAAAAAATGGAGAAGGACCAAAGTCCTTCTCTCTCAAATCACATTACTTGATACTGATTCCCACCATTGATAGGTGAGAGTCACGGAAAACTCCTCAATAGTATCATTAGAACCCCAATCAACATCGATAGGTGTAAGGTCTGAAGGGAACAAACCGATAAATTTGTACTTCTTCAGAGCATCGCCCTTTTTACCGAATTGAGTTACTTCACCGTCAACTGTATAACTGCCTGGAGCAAGAGCTGCAGGGTTACGCACGTTAAGACCGTGACTGTTGATTCCTGCCATCCAACGCTCAAAGGCGTTACGAATGATAAAATCTTCATCGTTGATGACTGTAATTGTCCAATCAGCGAATGTTCTGTTACCAACAAACTTCAACTCACGGCCAAAGTATTGGACTGGCACAACACCTAGCGAAGCGCCAGGTAACTGTGCAGTCTTACACATGAAAGTGGTCTTAGCTTGTGCATTCCCTGGCGCAGAGAACGCAGGGAAAGGCAACGAAACCTCGAATAGGTTGGGGCGTGCACCGTCACCAACTAGTTGGGAACGGAATTCGTTTACTGAAAATGCCATTTAATTTCTCCTGTTTTCTCTATTTATTAGAATCGGCCAACAATTTCTTCAAAACTTACTCCGGTGCGAACAGCAACGAAGTTCAATTGAATGAAGTTGACAGAGCGTGCAGGCTTAATGTAAATGTCTCCAACGAATTGGTTTGAATCAATTACGTTAGGGGTATTATTAGACTCGTCACACACCACACGGAAGTCTGTAATACCACGGCGACCTTGAACATCACGCAAGTAAGGTTCAACTAAATTAACAAACTGTGCTCTTGTGAATTGGTCGTTAAATTCAAACAATGAAGAACGTGCAGCTGAAGCAATAGATTTTTCCAATACAATGAACAAACGGCGAACATTAATGCGGTCAAACACAGATGGTCTGCTCAACATAGTTTTGTCACCGAATAGGACAGTGCCTTCACCTTGGAATGAAACAACTGGATTGATACCCTTAACATAAAGGTTATCACGCTCAGTTTTGGTTGGATTCCAAGCCAGTTTTACAACATTCTTGATTGTACCACGATTGAAACCACCAGGTGAGAACCATGGATCACGTTCAAGGTCTGTACGAGCACAAGCGCCAGCAATGTCACCATTTAGTGGTACATATCGATACACATCATTGTACTTATCGAATTGATATTTGTAACCAGAATCCATAACAGAGTATGAAGATGATGTTAATGAGTCACGATATGTAATAATCGCAGTAGTTTCTGAACCAATGTTGTCAACAACAGATGTTTTAGTTGGAGACAAAAATACTAAACAGTCTTTGCGAACTTCTGCAATATTTGAGATCAAATGACCAGCGACAGTTGCATTGCCTGGACCAGAAATAATTAATGATAAATCAACTACATCAGGGTTAGCAAATAAACTATAAGCTGTATTAATATTACCATTTGTAATAGTACCATCTGCACCACCAGCTAATGATCGGTAAGTAGGATTTCTTTGGCCATTAGCTGCATCATATGTTCTTCCTGCCGCAGTAGTGCCCCAGTTAGAACTGCCAGATGCGTGAGAAGCCCACCAGACATATCGTGAGCGTTGATTCAATACGTTAACATAGTAATTTGTAGCACCATCGCCAAACTTAGCATCAGATGCCTTTGAAACGAATGCAAACTTCTCAAGAACTGTGTTAGCAACACCGTTGGAGAAACCGCCATCTTCATCAACAACAATAACGTGCATTTCATCATTAGATCCGCCAGCAGCAACTGCATAATCAGATGTGCCTGGCGCAACACCGAATGTGTCAGCATATTGCCATTTACGAAGGATTGGAGTGTTAGCGGTTACAACGCCTGGTGCTGATGCAACAATAATTGCAGTAGCATTAACAGATGCAACACGAATGTAAGTTGTACCGCCGTCAACAGAAACTAAATCACCAGACTGCAAGTTAGCTGCAGCGTTGGCATTACCATTAATGTTAATAGTAGTTTCACCAGAACCAACAGCATTGGATCTAAGTGAGTCTGTAACTGTTAAGTTAGATGAAAAAGCAGCTGATGAAGCACAAATAGAAATTCTAAGTGAGTTTCCTAAATCACCAGCCCATTTTGCAGTAACGATACCAAGACTTGTATTTGAATTGGAGTAGTTATCAAGATAATCATCATTGTTTTTAATCAACACGCCTGTACCGTTAGCGGATGCATTCAATGTTGTTGTTGTGTTAGCCGCACGGACTACTTTGAGGTTGTTAGAATACGCAAGAAAATTTGCGGCTGAGAACCAGTATTCATAATTTGTAGAGTCAGGTTTACCGAAACGGTCGACAAGGCGAACCTCGTCAGAAACGGTAATGACTTCACCAACTGGACCCCAAGCAAACTGTCCAGCGATAGCGCCAATTGAGGTGGCAACGGAAGGGACAATTGTGGTCAGATCGATTTCTGATACATTTACCCCAGGTGATAGCTGAAATGCCATGGATTTCTCCTTATTGTTATTGGGTCAATTATATTTATAATTAATACTCTATTTAGTTTTTTAGAACCTTGAGGATAGATAGCCTCTTTCAGTCCACACATCGCCGCTGTCCACTAGGACTTCTTCACGGCGACCATCATCTATGATTCCAACTGGTGCCAAGTCTTCTTCTACAAGCATATTTTGTTCTTCCAACATGTATCTACGGATATCAATGTTAGTAGCTTCTTTAAAATATGTTTGTGCCGCCAACCAAGCAAATAACACCAGACCCATAGCTAAATCATCATTATTACCTTCTTCTGCCTGATAACTATCTCTGACTCTAACGAATGTATTTAATTCAGCAATCGTATCAAAGTCATTGACAATCAACTTGTCGTTTTCAATCAAAGTTTTTAAGTTGGCACATCCAATTTTCTTAACAGTTTTGGTTGTTTTAATACCAAAAGATGTTGATCGTTTAAACCCACCTGAAATTGACTGTCCCTTAATGTGATGGTGTTCTAGCTTATATATGTTCTCGTATTCCAGATCATAATGTAGAATATCAACGACTTGTTGGCCAACATTGTTAGTTTCAATTAAAGCATAGGCCTCATTATATCTTCTACACAATGAGTATATGATTGTTGGAAAAAACAATAAAGGCAGTTTATTATTACGATATTTGGCAACTTGTTTATATGGAACTTGCGTCACATCAATAACATTAATGGCAGAATAGTCTTGTTCTACACCTTCTGCACAATCAATTGTACAAATATACATATGTCCAGGCTGTGCTTTTTCATATATGTCCAAACCTTCTTCTGAATGGATTGGATTAAAGAATGTCAAAGCCCTTAGTTTAACACCAGAAATTAAAGTGGCAGACGAACCAATAAACTCAGTTTCAAACTCCACTCTAAACTGTTCTTCACTGGTGTTTCTAATAGTTTCTTCTTTCCAAGCTTCATCTCTGCCTGGAACCATAGACCAATGCACCTCAATGGCCTTATAAGTTGACCTTTTTTCAATAGCATCTGTCCACATTTTATAAAACATATTCAAGCCGTTGGGCGTTGAAACTATAATAACTTTTGTGGTTTTACCTGATGAAATAACAGGGTATGTTGATTGAAAGAATTCAGATGCCATATTATGTGGCACAAAAGCAAACTCATCAAGAAAGATTAAGTTGTATGTACCACCACGAACACCAGAAGCAGAAGTCGCATATGCATAAATCATAGAACCATTTTCAAGTTCTATGTTACCTTTATTCCATACTTTGATACCTTGTTGTAACCAAATAGGAACATATTCGTAGGCATATTGCAATCGACCTAAGATTTCTCGAGCAAGAGAACCTTTGTTAGCTAAAATTGCAACCTTATAATCTATATTGAATAGTATACTCCACAACATGTAACCAACAGTTGTGGTTGTTTTGCCAACTTGTCGTGGCATTTTACATAGTGAAAATCGATTTTCATGGAACTGTTGCACCATTTCTTCTTGAAATGGCCACATGTCAAAATCAACCAATCCATGGTCGACATTGACAATCTTTACATATGTTCTAATAAAGTATACTGGATCATTAGAACACTTTACAATTTCTGCAATCTGTTCTTCTGTATATGATATTTCAACACCAAGTTTTTTTAAACTTGCATTACCTAAGTAGCCAGCATCAGACATTATTTAATAGTGCTACGTAGCATCCATGCTTTCTTTTGATGAGCACCCAAAAGTTCTTGTAGGAAATTTGACACCGCAGGTTCACCAGCTTGTTCTGCTAAAATAATACCAGCACGAAGTTGCATAATGTATTTGTCATTATCATCTTTTAAGGTAATCATCATTGTTAATGGATCTGGCACCGTTGTAGAATCCTCAACAGCGGATAACTCCATAAATCTACTAAATGAACCTGGTGCATATGCATCCAAATATCTTATATGCTCTGCAATTAAATCGTTCTGTAAAAATACTTCATTATAAAAAGTATTTAAGAATAGGTGATATTGTGGAAAATCATTTCCTTCCACATTCCAATGGTAATTGTGAGATTTTAGATAAAGACCAAAATTGGTACCTAAAATTACTTTGAGTTGTTGAATTAATTGTTCCATTATAATTCCTTATTTATTACTCTTTAAAAACTTGACCAGTTCGGTGGTTGATCCAACAAATACTGCCTTGTCAACATTGATATCACCACTTCTTTGTGATTGTGGCGCCAAATCTTTTTTGCGTTTTTGAATTTCCATTAAGTCTTTGTTTAAATCAGACAAGTTTTTGATTAGATTGGCTGCAACTTCATATGCTCTTGGGTGTTCAGATTCTTTTGCTACATGTAAAATGCCGTCAACAGCAAGATTACCTTTTTCAATTAAGGTACGAATGTTCTCACGAGCAAAATCGGCATCATCATCAACCTTAGTAACTGGTGCTGCAGGAAGAAGTTCTGTTGAGCCAATAGGTTCAACATCTAAAACTTCAGAAAGAGTTTGATTCAATTTGTTCATATCAAAGTATTAGGCCATTCAGTAATGTTATCAGTAAATCCATATTGGTCATCTGCTGCAGAGTTTAATGGGTTTGCTTGTACTACAACTTTAGAAGCCAATACTAAAGAGTTTTCAGTAGCTGTTACTTTATATTTAGCTTGCGAATAGTCGCCAGTAACCACATCATTTGCAGAAATTAGTTTACTCAAATCACTCAACACCAAAA